GGATTCTACGCAGTTACAACGAAGATAAAAGATACATTAGAGTTAGATGATTTTGTCAATACTGTTACTATTGGTGACATATTTGATGTTGATTTAAACAAACAAACAATATTTCCTTTATCTCATTTGATAGTTAATACAGCTACAAAAGAAGATAAGGTAATGAGGTTTAGTTTTACTTTGCTTTCAATGGATTTGGTTAATATATCCAAAGTTCAGGTAACGGATCAATGGATTGGTAATGACAACACGCATGATGTGTTAAACACACAGCTTGCTGTACAATCTAGGTTAACTGAATTGCTTAAGCGTTCGTCTATTGTTACAGACCATTATATTTTAGATGGTAATCCTTCATTTGAACCATTCACAGAACGATTTGAAAACAATCTAGCAGGATGGGCTTGTACTTTTGATGTATTAGTACCTAATGACATGACGATATGTTAAAAGGATTAAAGAAAGAACTTGACGATTTTAGAAATAAAGTTGTTAAACAGGCAAAGAAGAACTTAGCAAAAAAGAATAGTTCTGGTAATCTTCAGCGTACAATATCTTCTAATTTAAAAGTAAGTGAGAATAGCTTCGAGTTATCTTTTGATTTAGGTAAGTATGGTGAATTTGTAGATAAGGGAGTTAAGGGAGCAGCGCCAAACAGAGTTAAGAATGGCAAACAGAAAGCACCTAATTCACCTTTCAAATTCAAGGCTGCTAATAAATCTATACCAACTAGAGTGTTAGATAGGTGGGTTATAAATAAAGGTATTGCACCAAGAGATGAGAAGGGGAAATTTATAAATAGAAAGACTTTAAAGTTTTTGATAGCAAGATCAATCCATGCACAAGGAATAAAACCTAGTCTATTCTTTACAAAACCTTTCGAGAAAGAATTTAAGAACCTTTCAAATGATGTTGTTCAAGCGTTTGGATTAGACGTTGATGATTTATTAAAATATAGTTTAAATGGCAAATAGAATATTTACACGTTCACCTTTCAATGTAACGGTAACGGGAACAGCAAACCAAGAAACAACTTGTAAGTTATTTATATGGAATGGTATTTATGGAAGTACCGCCCCTGCAACTGCTACTAGAACTTTATCAAAGTCTATTCCTAGTTCTGTAGTAACAACAGTTAACTACAACATCAGTTCTTACATTCGTGAATACATTTCCTTTAGAGATGAGCCACAAGTTTATAATACACTTTCTGATGTTAATTCAGTTCAGTTCTGTAATGTTATTGTAGAATTATATTTAGCAGGTGCATTACAATCAACTACTACTTATGTGGCATTAGATGGTTATGGTTATTACGAAGATGATTACAACCCTAGCTTATCAACTTGTATGTTAACTCCTGGAACTTACTACTATCATTATAATAGTGCTGGTGCTGTTTCAGATATTGCGTTAAGACCAGGTCACTTGACGATTGATGGAGAAAGTACATGGACTGTTTTGTACACCGATTTAGTAAGTGCTGCAACACAATCTACTGCTTTAGTAACTACAATGTTAAGAAAGACTTATAGAGTATATCCTTCATATTGGGCAAATGGGAATAAGGTTGAAGTTAAAAACGGAGCAGGAACAGTTCAAGCTACATATTACTTTAGACCAATTGAAGAGTGTAAATATACTGTTTACTATTTAGACTTTATTAATCGTTATGGAGCATGGCAAAAGGAGTTCTTATTTAAAGCTTCAAAGCAATCTATTGAAACAAAGAATACTGAATACAATCTAATGAGTTCAAGTTATAATTATAACATAGCAGATGCAACTAAAGCAGTAATGAACGCAAACGGTAATGAAAGTATTAGATGTAATACAGGGTGGGTAGATGAAGCATTTGGAACTAACACAATGAAGGAGTTATTGTTAAGTGAAAGAATACTATTGAATGGCAAACCTGTTAAGTTAAGAACTAAAGGAGTTGAAATACAAAAGCACATTAACGAGAAGTTGATTAACTACCTTATTGAGTTTGATTACGCTTACGATATTATCAACAACGTAATATGAGAGAGGTTAAAATATTTATTGAGAATTTACAAGTTGATTTGTTTAATGATGAGCAAATTGAAGTAACTTCTACTGTTCAAAATATAGCAGACCTTGCAACATTGTTTACTGATTTTTCGCAGTCTTTTACTATTCCATGTACACCAAGAAATAACGCTATCTTTGAACATTATTATAACAATGATGTTGACACTACAATAGACCATAATAAAAGACGTTCAGTAAGAATTGAAGTTGACACCGTTCCATTTCGTACAGGTAAGGTTCAGTTAGAAAAAGCAAACGTTAAAAACTCAAATGCTGATTACTATTCAATAACATTCTTTGGTGACATTGTAACGTTCAAAGATTTAGTTTTAGAAGATAAGCTAAGAGATTTAGATTACTCTTCAGTAAATCATGCTTATACGGGTGCAGAAATCCAAGCAAGAATTGAAACAGATACGGCTGTTACAGATTATGATGTTAAATATCCTTTGATTTCTTCTTCTAGGGTTTGGTCACATAATGATGCAACATCAAATGATATTAGTATTGTTGGTGGTGCAATAAGTTATACAGAATTATTCCCAGCGTTAAGAGTTTCTAAAATACTAGAATTAATTGCTTCAAAATATAGCGTAACATTCACAGGTAACATACTTACAAATCCTAGATTTACAAAAGCATATTTACTATACAAGAATAAAGATACAAAGACTGCATACGGAGAACCTGTAGATTTAACTTTTGGTGTTGGCAATCCTTCAACTTCTATAATGTATGAATCAAAAGTACAGCAAAGAACAGTTAGTAGTTCTACTTTAATTTATGCACCGTATGATTATGCAACAGGAATTACTTATAATCTTAGTGTAACTATTACGACTGTTTCAAGTGTTGATTACTATTTAGATGTTTATATCAATGACGTTTACACTACTTCATTACCTGCAAATGGTACAAACACATTTAGTATAGTTCCTTTTGGCAACAATAACACAAACAAGGATTATTCTTTTAAGATAAGATCCGTTTCAGCATTTACTTTTACAGGTTCAGTTGACTATACTTTGAATTACACGTTGAATGATTTTGCTTATCCATTTGGTGGGGGTGTTGTTCCTTTGGCTGTTTCAACTTTAACAACAGCTTCAATAGGTAGTACTTCAACAACTGCTGATACTGACTTGTCAAGTATTGCACCTGACATGAAGATAATGGATTTCTTAAAAGGAATATTCAATACATTCAATTTAACAGTTACGCCAACTTCATCTAGTTCGTTTAAGTTCCAAACGTTAAACGATTTCTATAATTCAGGCAGTGAATATAATATTACGCCGTATGTTACAACTGATGAAATAGGAGTTTCAAGACCGAAGTTATATAATACTATTTCGTTTGAATATGAGCAAAGTTTATCTTTTATGAACCGTAGATATTACGATACGTTTGCTAAGGAATATTCTAATTTAAAGGCTTCATTTGGTTATGATGGTGGCGACTATACAATTAAGTTGCCATTTGAAACATTACTACACACAAAGTTCACAGGAACAGAAATACAAGTTGGTTATTGTTTAGTTACTACCGATTACAAACCGTATGTTCCAAAGCCTGTATTACTATATCAAAACAATCTTAGTACTGTTGGGGTTGGCACAGTTATTAAATTCAACAACGGCACTACGGTTGACGATATTACAAGTTATATTCCATTCGGACAAGATGCTAGTATTTCAAGTGTTGGTTATTCATTAAACTTTAATAGTGACATTTCAAGTTTTACAGAACAGATTGAAACTAATTCTTTGTATGCTACATATTATGAAGATTATTTAGATAACCTATTTGATGCAAAGACAAGGCTTGTAAATGTTAAAACAATTATACCGTTAAGATTCTTGAATAAGATGAAGTTAAACGATACTTTAATCATTCGAGATAAGAAGTATATTATTAACGAAATGAAAAGTAATCTTACTTCTGGAGTTGTAGATTTCACTTTACTAACTAACAATAGAGATACTGTAGATTATAATCAAAACATTTACATTGATGATTTACTTCAAGATGTTTTAGTTGATTTCTCTGTACCTGAAGATTATACTGTTACAATATCAACACCTATTGAAACGCAATACGCAACACCTAATGATTATACACCAAACGGAGAGCAACAGTTAACTTTTGCGTGTACTGCTAATACAACAACATCAACTAGAATAAATACATTCCCTATTACAGTAGTAACGCCAAACGGAACACTACCTACACAATACTTAACAATCTATCAATCTAGTCCTGTTAACTTAAGAATAATTGAAGAAGCAATAGGATATAGAGTAACAGAAGATGGTCAAAAACGAATACTAGAATAAGATGAAAGAGATATTTGAAATGCTGAAATTAGATTCGTTCTATAATATTAGCGAAGAAATAGAAATAGCGAAAGGAAGAAACGCTATACCAACAACAATAAAAGATGCACTTAAACAAGCTAAAAGGGTTATAAGATGGAAAAGAAAACGATAGTAGTAGAAGTTGAAAGCAATTTAGGTAGTTTAAAAAAACAATTTAGGGAGGCACAATATGAAGTAACTAAGTTAGCGGATGAATTTGGAGCAACAAGTGTAGAGGCTAGAAATGCAGCAAAGGCAGCGGGTGAACTTAGAGATAGAATTGGGGATGCAAACGACTTAATTAATACATTTAATCCTGATACAAAATTCAAAGCGTTAACGGCTTCAATGAGTGGGTCTTTAAACGGTTTTCAAGCGTTAGAGGGGGCTATGGGGTTGTTTGGAGCTGAAAGTTCACAAGTTCAAGCTACACTTTTAAAGGTTCAGAGTGCAATGGCTTTGACTCAGGGTATAGATGGAGTTCTTGAAGCTAGAGATGCTTTTAAAACATTTGGTGTTAGTGCTGTTGATGCGTTCAAAGGAATAGCAACCGCAATCAAAGCAAATCCATTAGGGTTATTAATTACTGCTATTACATTAGCTACTGCTGCATTTGTTTATCTAGGAACTTTATCAGATGGTGTTGCAGAAAGAATTGGTAAAGGATTTCAAGCAAGTCATAAGGCTGTTACTGATTTAAACAAAGAGATAGAAAAAAGAGGTGCAATTCAAAATAGACAAACTGAAACTTTATTAAAGAATCTTGACATTGAAGGGAGAAAGCGTATTGCTAATGGTGAAAACGAGATTAAAGTTCAGAAGGATATTAACGCTCAAAAGATTGAACAGTTAAAGATTGGTATTGAAGAAGATCGTGCAGCAGTAGCACCTTGATAAGTTGATATTGTAGCTTGTGCAATAGAAGTAGCCTTGTTAATGTTAAATGCTCTTCTTTGTTGGTCTTCAGATTTACCTGCAAAAGCGTTAGCAAGTTCACCAAGAACCCCAAAAGCATCAGAAGCCATTTGTATCTTTGTATCTCTAACTTGTTTCTCTAAAGCGTTCTTTTCGTCTAATGCTTTTTTTGCTGCTTCAATATCTTTATTTAGTGATTCTTGATAAGCTGCATTGTTCAAGTCTAAATACTCTTTGTTAACTTCTAATTCAGCAGCCTTTCTAGTCTTTAATCCTGTTACTTCAACTTTAGATTCTGCTTTTGGCTTTGCTTCTCTTTGCTCTATTCCTTCACGTTCTTGTTTATTCAACTCCATTTGCGATAGAGTTAATTCAACAACAGCATCTTTAGACGCTTTTATTTCGGCAGTCTTTTCATAAAGAAGTTTATTGTTATCTTGAACAGCTTTCTTATTATCCTTTTCGAACTCCCTTAACTGAGCCATTAAGTCAAACTCCTTCTGTCTAGCTTTTGAACGTCCAATATCAGTTAAACTATCTGCATAATCCATTCTAGCTTTTGTGATTTGCTGAACTATTAATGCTTCTGTTTGTTTCTTTATTTCGTCTAACTTTTCTCTAGCTTGTTTAACGGCTCTAACTGCTGCACGATCTTCTTCAATTCCAATCTTTAACTGTTCAATCTTTTGAGCGTTAATATCCTTCTGAACTTTAATTTCATTTTCACCATTAGCAATACGCTTACGACCTTCAATGTCAAGATTTTTTAATAGTGTTTCAGTTTGTCTATTTTGGATTGCACCTCTTTTCTCTATCTCTTTGTTTAAATCAGTAACAGCCTTATGACTTGCTTGGAATCCTTTACCAATTCTTTCTGCAACACCATCAGATAAAGTTCCTAGATAAACAAATGCAGCAGTAGCTAATGTAATAGCAGTAATTAATAAGCCTAATGGATTTGCTTTTATTGCAGTTGCTATTCCTTTAAATGCGTTTATTGCAGTTGCTCCGAATGTTTTAAACGCATCTTGTGCTTCTAGTAATCCATCAACGCCTTGTGCTAATGCCATAGCACTCTGAACTTTTAATAAAGTCTTTTGTACCGCTTCACCTTCTGCACCAAATAAACCCATTGCACCCTCAACAGCCTGGAAGCCATTTAACGCACCACTCATTGAAGCCGTTAATGCTTTAAATTTTGCGTCAGGGTTAAACGCATCGGTTAACGCTTTTGCATCTCCAATAGTATCTTTTAACTTTGCGGCAGCCTTTGCAGCGTTTAATGCTTCAATACTTGTTGCTCCAAACTTTTCAGACATTGCAGATACTTCTGCTTGTGCTGCTTTAAGTTGTGATTTTAAACTACCTAAGTTACTTTCAACTTCTACTACTATCGTTTTTGTTTCCATCTTATAACTCTTTTAGCTTGTTTAAGTGCATCTTTTATTGTTATTGGTATAGCGTTTCTTCCTTTTGCTATTTCTATTTCTTCGCTTATGTTATAGAACGGATCTAATTTCAGCATTTCAAATATTTCTTTCATCTTATTCTAGTATTCGTTTTTGACCATCTTCTGTAACTCTATAACCTACTGCGTGTTCAATTATTCTTAAGTTAGTAGGACTTGATTGATAGATTGTTAAATATTGCGTTGGTAGCGTGCCGTTTGGCGTTACTACTGTAATAGGAAATGTATTTATTCTAGTCGATGTTGTTGCATTAGCAGTACACGCAAAGGTTAACTGTTGTTCTCCGTTTGGTGTATAATCATTAGGTGTTGCGTATTGCGTTTCAATAGGTGTTGATATTGTAACGGTGTAATCTTCAGGAACAGAGAAATCAACTAATACATCTTGAAGTAAATCATCAATGTAAATGTTTTGATTGTAATCTACAGTATCTCTATTATTAGTTAGCAAAGTGAAATCTACAACTCCAGAAGTAAGATTACTTTTCATTTCGTTAATAATATACTTCTTATCTCGAATGATTAAAGTATCGTTTAACTTCAACTTGTTTAAGAATCTTAACGGTATAATAGTTTTGACATTTACAAGCCTTGTCTTTGCGTCGAATAGGTTATCTAAATAGTCTTCGTAATATGTAGCAAATAAAGAATTAGTTTCAATCTGTTCTGTAAAACTTGAAATGTCACTATTGAAATTCAATGAATAACCAACGCTTGAAATACTAGCATCTTGACCAAATGGAATGTAACTTGTAATATCAGCATACGTAGTACCGTTGAAGAACTTAATAACTGTACCCACCCCTACAGTACTTAAATTGTTTTGATATAGTAATACAGGTTTTGGTACATACGGCTTATAATCAGGTGACGTTGTTAAGCAGTAAGCTACTTGTATTTCTGTTCCTGTAAACTTTGTATGAAGCAATGTTTCGAAAGGTAACTTTATCATGTAGTCGCCACCATCATAACCAAACGAAGCCTTTAAATTAGAATATTCTTTAGCAAATAAATCATAGTATTCACGATTCATAAAAGATAAACTCTGCTCGTATTCAAAAGAAATAGTATTATACAACTTCGGTCTTCCAACTCCTATCTCATCTGTTGTAACATAAGGTGTAATATTGTACTCGCTACCTGAATTATAGAAGTCATTTAACGTTTGAAACTTAAACGAACTAGATGAAGTTGGTGTAACTGTTAAATTGAATGTGTTGAATATTCCTTTTAAGAAATCCATTATCTTCATGTCGGGTGCAATACTTGACAAGTCAGTATCAGCAGTTGTTGAAGTACTACCAATTGAAGCAGTAGTTAAAGTTGAAACAAGGCAAAAGAATTATAAGATGGAAACAAAAACGATAATAATTGAAGTTGAAACTGCTGAAGGTATTAAGAATGTTGATAGATTAACAGCAAAGTTTGACGAGATTTATGGCGAGGTACTTCCATTAACAGGGGCTATTGGGGAGTTAGAAGACCAGCTTTATCAAATGGCTTTAGCAGGTGAACAGAATACTAAAGCATTTAAAGATGTTACTCAAAGAGTAGGAGAGTTAAAGAAGACTATAATAGAAACAGATTTAGCAACTGATTCAGCTTCCCAAACTTTAGCTACTAAAATGGGTGGTGCTTTAAATGGAGTTGCTTCAGGGTTTTCTTTAGCTCAAGGTGCTATGGGTGCTTTTGGTATTAGTTCAGAAGATACAGAAGCAGCGTTGTTGAAAGTACAGAGTGCAATGGCAATGACTCAAGGCATTCAAGGTATTAGAGAGTCTATACCTGCTTTTATTGCTATGAAAAATGCGATAATGAGTTCTACTGTAGTTCAAAGAATATTAAATATTGTAATGGCTGCAAACCCTGTTGGTTTAATAATAGCAGGTGTTACAGCTTTAGCAGGGGCGATTGCTTTATTCTCAATGGAAACAGATAAGACAATTGAAAAGCAAAAGGAATTACAAGCACAAATAAAACGCACAAATGAATTAGCAAAAATATCACAAGAAAATTTAGCCAAATCATTTGGCAACACAAACGATGCTGCTAGAAGATCAATAGAACTACTAAAAGCAAAAGGAGCAACACAAGAACAAGTTTACAATGCTGAAAGAGATTTAATCTCACAGCAGTTAAGACAGATGGACGTTCAAAGGGCATCAGGCACAAAGTTAACTAAAGAGCAATACCAAAGTTATAAACAACTTACAAATGATAAAAAGATATTAGATGCTGAATACAGCGCATCTTTAGAAGAAGCAGGAAGAGAAGCAAGTGATAAAGCTAAAGAAGCAAATGATAAAAAACTTGAAGACCAAAAGAAATTTAACGAAGAGCAATTAGATTTAGAGAAGAAGCAAAGAGAGGATTTATTAGCTGAAGAATTATTTTACCAATCTGAATTTGACAAAGGTTGGCAAAAAGAACAAGAAAGAATAGCAGCCGAAAAGAAAGCTAATGAAGATTTAGAATTTTCAAAGCGTTCTGAAATTGCAAGTACACAACAATTTAAAGATGAGCAACAACGAAAAGATGAAGAACTTGCCGCTTATAATTTACAACGTGAAAAAGATGTAAGAAACGCAAAGATACAAATGGCTTCAGATGCTTTTGGTGTTCTTGGTGAACTTGCTAACGCTTTTGCAGGTAAATCTGAAGACCAACAAAGAAGAGCATTTAATATTAACAAGGCTACTTCTATTGCACAAGCTACAATATCAACTTATCAAGGTGCAACTGCTGCGTTTGCTTCTACTGCTGCGAATCCAATATCTATTGCTAATCCTGCTGCTCCATTTATTGCTGCTGGTATTGCTGTTGCGAGTGGTATTGCTAAAGTTGCAATGATAGCAAGAACACAATTTGGGGGCGGTGGTGCTTCAAGTGGTGGAGGTTCGTCTAGTGGAGGTGGTGGTGCAATAGGTGGGGGTTCTGCTCCTAGCCCTGCTAACTTTAATATAGTAGGTAATTCAGGGACAAATCAATTAATACAAGGCTTACAAAATGCACCAATTCAAGCGTATGTTGTAGGTGGTGACGTTACAACGGCTCAAAGTTTAAATAGGAACAAAATAGCAACAGCATCAATATAAAAATGTTATACTAATATGGAAAAGTTACAAGAAATAGAATTAAAAATAAAGGATGCAGAAGATGGAGTTTTTGCAGTTTCATTAGTAGAGAATCCAGCAATAGAAAAAGATTTTGTTTACTTATCTTCTGATGTTGTAGAGTTGAAAGTAATAGATGAAGAAAGACGTATTGTAGTTGGTTTCGCTTTAGTTCCTGAAAAGAGAATATTTAGACGAATGAACGGAAAGGATTTTAACATCTTCTTTACTAAAGAAACGGTAGCGCAAACTGCTGAAATCTACATGAAGAAATTGAACTTAAACAACTTCACTACGGAGCATGAGCAAAAGGTACAAGGTGTTTCTGTTATTGAATCTTGGGTTGTGGAAGATCCGAAGAACGATAAATCTAATTTATACAATCTAGGTGCTAAAGGTGGTGAATGGGTTTTGATGTCAAAGATTTATAACGATGAAATATGGAATGAAATTAAGAACGGAACTTTCAAAGGTTATTCAATAGAAGGTGCGTTTGATGGATTTGAACAATTACATTCTAAAGAAGATGAGATTTTAAACCAACTAAAAAACTTAATCAATGAGTAATATTAATTCACCTGGAGATAACTCTAAAGACTTCATGACACAAGATGGTAGTTATCAAGAAGCTACTTTAGATGCGTTATATTCAATAGATAATGCAGGAACACTATCAACTGTTAATTCTACTACTACTGTATTAAACGCAGGGGCTACATTCACAGGAGAATGGGAGGATGTTTTATCATATCAATCAATTACTGTAACTGTTAAAACAGATCAAAATTGCACCTATCAATTACAGCTTTCACCTGATGGAACAAATGTAGATAGTACATTGACACGTTACTATCGTACAAACCAAATCGAGCCACCTCATAAATTTAGTAGAACTAGAAAATATGCACGTTTAGTAATTACAAATACTTCAGCTAGTAATCAAACGTATTTAAGAGCGCAAACTATTCTAGGGAATACAGACGAGTTAAACATTCCATGTGATGCTATTGTATCTCAAGATTATGATGCGAAGGTAGTACGTCCAACAGACTTTAAATATGAAGTAGCTTTAGGACGTAGGCAGGGATTAAGTACATGGAATAAGTTTGGTTACAATGGGGACATTGACATAGGAACTGAAACGGTATGGAGTGCAGGAGGTACGTTTACAAGAATTGATACAGCAAGTACATTTACAGTAGTTTCAAGTTCAGTACAAGACACTTTAACAACAGGTACAGGTGCATGGAATATAATCATTTATTACTTAGATGCAAATAGACTAGCACAAACAGTTGTAGTGCCGTTAAACGGAACAACTCCAGTAGTTACAACAGTAACAGGACTAGGAATAAATAGGGCTTCAATCTATAATACAGGTTCTTCAGATGTTAATGTGGGTACTATTACAATCACAGCAACAACAGGAGGAACAACGCAAGGACAAATACCAATTGGAGAAGGTAGTACACAACAAGCAATATTTTTCACACAAGCAGACCATCAATTTCTAGCTGACTATTTGCTAATAAATGTAAATAAGATTTCAGGTGGAACTTCACCTAGAGTAAATGTTAAAGGGTGGGTTTATTCATACGTTTCAACTGCAAAGTATTTAGTCTTAAATAATACAATTGATACATCAGTTGAAAACCATTTAGAGGTTACCCCTTCACAGCCTTTTGTAATTGGAGAAAAATCAATATTATATTTTGAAGTAACAACTGACACGAATAACACCGTTTGTTCAGTTAGGTTTAGTGGTGTAGAAGTTAAAGATGTAGATGCATAATGGCAAAGATAAAGAAACCAACTAAAGAAGATTACGAAAAGCAATCTAAAGGACAAGAAATAGGAGCAACTACAGGACAAGGGACGTCTACTATAACACACGTTTAAAAGACGAATTTACAACAGAACAAAATAAGTTTTGTTTTACTTACAATAACTAAAAATTATAAAAATGAGTTTAAAAGACAACGTAAATGCTTTACTTAAAACGATAGGCTTGAAAGCTGAAGAGGTTAAGTTGGCACAAATGAAATCTGAAGATGGTGTAACAGTTTTTGAAGCTGAAGAATTTGCTCCTGAATTTTCAGTAGGTATTGCAACAGAAGAGGGTATTGTACCTTGTCCTGTTGGTGAATATACTTTAGAAGATGGTTCTATTATGGTAGTTGCTGTTGAAGGTGTAATTGCTGAAATTAAACCAATGGAATCTGAAGAAGAAGAGGTTGAAGCAGAAGCAGAAGTACCTGGAACTCCTGCTGTTGAAACTCCTGTAGTTAAAAAGACTGTTGAATCAGTAACTAAAGAAACTTTCTTTTCTGAAAACGTATTATTGAAAGCTGAAATTGAAGTACTAAAAGCGAAGTTAGAAGAGAAAGAAGTAAAGGTTGAAGTTGAATTAGCTGAAGAAAAAGAAGTTGAAACAATTAAATACAACCCTGAAAATTCAAAGCCTGTTGAAGTATTTAGATACGCTAAAGGTGCAGGACAAACAAGATTAGAATCAATTATTAATAAATTAAATAAATAAAAATGGCAACAACTTATTCAAACGATGCAGTTAGAATTTTCCAAAAGACTGAAACTCTAGCAGCAACAACAACATTAACAGCAGCAGATAGCGGTACAGTGTACATCCTAGATGCAGCAGCAGGTAAAGTAGTAACATTACCAGCATTGAAAGACGGTCTTTCTTTCAAATTCATTGTAGGTGCAGTATTTGCGACTGACAATTGGATTATAGATTCAGCAGAAGGTGACAACATGGAAGGTATTATTGCTGACATGGGTTCAACTGTTGCAGGTGTTCCTGTAGGTGCAGAAGACCAAATCAACTTTGTAGCTTCAGCAGAAGGTCTAGGAGATTGGGTTGAAGTAGTATGTGATTATGGTAACTCTCAATGGTTGGTTTCTGGAATGTGCAGAACAAACGGAGGAATTACAGCAACTGATCCATCTTAATAATATTAATTAATAAATAAATAAAATTTAAAAATGGCAACTACAACGTCAATTACAACTACATATGCTGGTGAAAATGCTGGTAAGTATGTATCTGCTGCTTTGCTTTCTGCAAACAGTTTAGAAAACGGAGGATTAACTATCCTTCCTAACATTAAGTATAAGCAAATTATAAACAAAATTGCTTTAGATAATGTATTGAAAAATGCAACTTGTGATTTTACTGCAACTTCTACAGTTACTTTAACTGAAAGAGTTTTAACATTGGAGGATTTCCAAGTAAACTTACAATTGTGTAAAAATGATTATCATCAAACTTGGCAAGGTATGGAGCAAGGATTCTCTGCTCATGATGTATTACCAAAATCTTTCGCTGATTACCTTATTGCTTTAGTTGCTGATAAAGTTGCTGCTACTGTAGAAACTAACATTTGGTCAGGTGCTACTGCTACTTCAGGTGCTTTTGATGGCTTTGAAGTTCTTTTAGCTGCTGATGCTGCTCTACCAACTGCTAATGAAGTTGCTGGTGCTGCTGTATCTTCTGCAACTATCATTGTTGAATTAGGTAAAATTGTTGATGCTATTCCAAGTGCTGTTTACGGTCACGAAGGATTAAGAATCTATGCTTCTCGTGCAATCGTTAAGGCTTACATTCGTGCATTAGGCGGATTCGGTTCTTCAGGTTTGGGTGGAAATGGTGTTAACGCACAAGGTACACAATGGTACACAGATGGTTCTTTATCGTTTGATGGTATTCCAATCTTCATGTGTTCAGGTATGACTTCTACAGTTGCTATCTGTACTTATCCTGAAAACTTGTACTTCGGTTGTTCTTTGTTATCTGACATGAACGAAGTTAAGGTAATTGACATGAGTGAAGTTGATGGTTCTCAAAACGTACGTGTTGTTATGCGTATGGCTATGGGTATTCAATATGCTAATGTTGCTGACATCGTTACTTACGGAATCACAAACGGAGCTAACTAATTAAATTAATACTAACTAAGAAGGGTGGTGCAATATACACCACCCTTTTTTAATACATAAACAAATGGCTTGTGAAATAACATTAGGGCGTATAGAGCCTTGTAAAGACAGCATTGGTGGATTAGATGCGGTTTACTTCGTTAATGATGGAGATGCAACAGGATATACATACGATGCAACTAATACAGATGCAATTGAAACCGTAACAGGTACACCAACAGCATTTAAATACGATTTGAAAGGAAGCAATAATACATTTACTCAAACTGTAAATAGTTCAAGAGAAAATGGAACAACTTTCTTTGATCAAAAACTATCTATTACTTTAAAGAAACTTTCTGTAGTAGACCATAAACAATTGAAGTTACTTATCTACGGTAGACCGAACGTTATTGTAAGAGATAACAACGGTAATTTCTTCTTGGCAGGTAAAGACTTTGGTATGGATGTTACCGGCGGAACCATTGTGACAGGTGGGGCAATGGGAGATTTGAGTGGTTACACTTTGGAATTAACAGGAATGGAAAAAGTACCTGCTAACTTCTTTGAAGCAACTACTGAAGCGTTACTTACTACTGCTGGTTATACTATTACTGCTGGAGCATAATATTAATACCCCTTCGGGGCTTTAATTCAATTAAAATGAGTTTAGATAAAATGTACAAAAAACTTTACGGTAGTACTGTAGAGTTGAAAAGTGAAGTGATTGAATTGGGGTTAATTGATGATTTTGTTCAAGCTTTAGACAACATGGTTTTAGAGCCTTCAGGTAATATAGCAAATAAAGTTCTTTCAATGAAAGCCGAATTAAATAAAAACATTAAAGACCTTGAAACAATATTAACAAGAGTTGATACTGTTGCTAAAATAGGAATGAATGTGGAGAAATCAATAAAGGACTTAGGTTTAGAAATGCCTTCTAACTACAAGTCAGCAAAAGATAGATTGTTTACAAAAGAGGCTCAGATTAAAAAAGCACTTACATCTTGGCAGTCTGCTTATAACTCGTTAGTGAATCCTTCTTAGTATAATATTAACTTCTCTAGAAATAGAAGCCCTCACCTAATCGGTGGGGGTTTTTGCTTTTGAAACAAAATCACGTTAGAATTGTTATTATATTATATGATTGTATTAAGAGAACAAGGAACAAGCCAAACGTTTAAAGTAATACCAAGAACATTGGCTGCTACTTCAATGACGTTTACGCATGAAGAAACAGGTGTTGTTCTAACTTATTCTATTACACCTACTATTGATAGATACTATTTATCTATTTCAAAGATAGTTGCTTTAAAAGATAATCATTTTTACACGCTAAATATTTTGGATGGTACAACTGTAGTTTATACAGATAAGGTATTCGTTACAAATCAAACAATAGCGACTTATTCAATTAACAACGGAGAATACGTACAAAGTTCTTCAAATAACGACTATGTAGTTTATGAGTGAAACATCTAATAGTTTTGTACTAGAATTATCTAGTTATACACAACCTTCAATAATTGAAGATTCTCGTAATGCGTGGGTTGAATATGGTGAAGACAATAATTACTATTCTTGGTTAATTGATCGTTATCGTAACTCCCCAACAAATAATGCTGTGATTAATAACATGGCAAAGTTGATATACGGTAAAGGGTTAAGTGCAAAAGATGCAAACAGAAAGCCAAACGAATACGCACAAATGAAAATGCTATTCGGTAAGACTTGTTTGCGTTCTGTAATACTTGATTTAAAATTAATGGGTTCAGGTGCTTTCCAATGCGTTAAGAATAAAGGAATGGTATCAAAGGTTGAACATTTACCAATGAATCTATTAAGACCTGCTAAATGCAATGATAAAGGAATTGTAGAAGGTTATTGGTATTCTGATAATTGGGAGGACGTAAAGAAATTTGTACCTAGATTTATTCCATGTTTAGGAACGTCTAACGATAGTATTGAAGTTTTAGTATTCGGTAACTATTCAGTAGGTAGAAAGTATTTTTGTGCTGTTGATTATGAAGGTGCTTTAGACTATTGTGTACTTGAAGAAAGAATTGCTGAATACCTAATTAATGAAGTAGAAAACGGATTTAGTGGTACAAAGGTAGTTAACTTTAATAACGGTGTACCTACTGAGGAACAACAAAGAATACAATCAGGCAAAGTATTAAACAAGTTAACAGGTTCAAGAGGTCAAAAAGTAATCGTTTCTTTTAATAATAACGAAACTCAAAAGACTACAGTTGACGATATACCGTTAAACGATGCACCACAGCACTACGAATATTTGTCTACAGAAGCTAGAAACAAGATTTTAGTAGGTCACAATATTACGTCACCAATGTTAATAGGTGTTTCTTTGGATGGCAGTGGGTTTTCAAGTTCAGCGGATGAGATTGAAATGGCAGCAATCTATTTTAACAATACTATTGTAAATCACTTCCAGGAGTTAGTAACAGATGCTTGTGATTCAATACTAGCAATAAACAAAATTAATTTAGATTTATTCTTTGAGCGCAAATCTTTAACAACCGATCCAAATATAATCGAGCCTAAAGAAGATACACAACTTTCTTTGAGTTCACAACTAGACGAAATAAATCTAAGTGAATACGGTGAAGAAGCTCAAGAGAATTGGGTTTTAATAGATGAATTTGAATTGGATTACGATACAGACGATTCAGAAAACGCTTTATTAAGTGCAGAGCCGAAAGAAGAAACTTTATTATCTAAGATTTGGAATTTCATATCTTCAGGAGATGCAAGACCGAACATAACAAGTAAGCAAGATGAAACTATTGATGGTATTAAGTTTGTCACTAGATATAAATATGCAGGAGATACAAGCGAAGATTCAAGAGCATTCTGTAAAAACATGATTTCTGCAAATAAGATATATCGAAAAGAAGATATTATTAAAATGGGTAGTGAAATTGTAAATAAAGGCTGGGGAGCAAGAGGTGCTGATACATACGATATTTGGAAATATAAAGGCGGTGGGGGATGCCACCATAGATTCAATAAGCAAGTTTACGCTGTTCTTTCGGGTACTGCTTTAGATTTGCCTAATCAAAGACAAATAGCACAAGCAAAGGCTGCGAAATATGGGTATACTATTAAGAATGAAAGTTTAGTAGCAACTAGACCAATTGATATGCCTTACAACGGTTTTTTACCAACTAATAAAAGATTTAACTAATGGCAACTGCACTCTTTGTAACCACTACCGACATTGCTAAATTCACTTCATTGAATGGAAATTTAGACCCTGACAAGTTCACCGACAAAATGAAGGTAGCACAAGATATTCATATTCAATCAATACTTGGAAGTGATCTTTTTAATAAGATTAATAATGATATAGTAGCATCTACTTTGATTGCTCCTTATACAACCTTATTAACGTCTTATATCAAGCCTATGGTTATTCATTATACTATGGTCGAGTATTTACCTTTTGCTTCTTATACAATCGGTAATAAGGGAGTATATAAGCATGGTTCTGAAAACGGTGAAACTATATCTAAAGAAGAAATGGATTCACTAATAGAGAAAGAAAGAAGTTTAGCACAACATTACACGCAAAGATTCGTGGATTACATCTGTTTTAATTCAGCTTCATTCCCTGAATATAACAGTAATTCAAATGGAGATATGTTTCCAGATAGAGATGTTAACTTAGGAGGTTGGTATTTATGAAGATAAAGTATAAACAAAAAGAATCTAACGTTAAGAAGTTAGAGCAGTACATAATTAAATTAAGCAAAGATGCCAAATTACAAAATATCGGGGTTAACAGCCTATCCAAATAGTACGTTTGCAACTACAGATAGATTTGAAGTATCTTACTATTCGGGTGGTATTTACTATTCTAGGTACTTAACAGGAACGCAATTAAAAGCAACTATTGTAACTCAAACGATTACAAATGGAGTTACTACAACTGCACCTTCTGAAGACGCTGTATTCGATGCACTAGCTTTGAAACAAGAAACTTTAGTAAGTGCTACAAACATTAAAACAATCAACGGAAGTTCCATTTTAGGTAGTGGCGACTTAGCTATAAGTAGTGGCGGTGGTGTCGGTTCTTCTTTATACTTATACAATAACTTTTATTAAATTTTTAAATTATGCCAGCAAATACAACACCAATTTTTACATTAACACCTAACTGTCCTGTTGTCAATATAGCAGCAGCAAACACCGCAAGAGATGG